TTTAGTGATAGAAATGTCTTTCCTATTGGTTGCATAAAAGAAATGAAAAAGATAGAAATATAACACTATGAAAAACGACAAAATAAAGGCAAAAGACAAAATTAAAACACAATCTATAGGGCGACCCAAAAAAGAATTAGATAAAGATGTTATAGCAAAACTTAGTCAGATAGGCTGTACACAAGAAGAAATAGGTTCTGTTGTAGGAATATCTGCTAGAACTTTACAAAGACGATATGCCGATTTAGTTGCAGAAAACAAAAACATTGGTAAAGCTAGTCTTAGAAAGAAACTTTGGGAGAAAGCATTAAAAGGTAACGATAAACTTCTCATCTGGCTCTCGAAACAAGAATTAAATATGAGAGATAAAATTGAAACTCAAAATATTGTTGAACCATTACCATTAATTATTGATGCTAAAGCTGACGAGGTAAATGGCTAAGAAAAAAGGTAATCTATTTGGTGCAACTGTAGAATACACTAAAACTGTTAAAGGAACTTCTATTGGTAGAAAGCCAATAACAAGTACAATGAATAAAAACAAACGAAGACAACGAGGGAAAGGAAAAGATCGTGGACAAGGAAAGTAATATAATTGGAGAAAATACATTTTTAAAATTAAGACAACAAAGAGATCAAGCAAGAGCAGAGTGCGATCAAGTTAAGATTCAAAGAGATGTAGCTTTAAGAAAATTAAATAAGGCTTTACAGATTGCTAAAGATTTAAGAAAGTTAGTAGAGAATGGAAAATAAAAGACCCAACTTTTACCCTAATGGCGAAGTAATAGATTATAAACTTCCACAATCATTCACTAAAGCACTCAAGGGTGCTAGTTGTGGCGATTGTTACCTTTATAGTAATAAGTGGTCTTTCTGTGGAAAGTATATGGCTAAAGGTGTTAAAGATACTTATGTTTGTGAATCATGGCGAAAAAGACACTTCAAAAGATAATCTTTAAATAAAAAAGTTTATGTGATAATTATGCCTCATGGCCAAAATAAGAAAAAATGTAAAACTAAATAAACCTTTTAGAACTCCATCAGCAAAGAAAAAATTTGCTGTATATGTAAAAGATAAATCTAATAATAAAATTAAAATTGTTAGATTTGGTGCTAAAGGTATGAGTATTAAAAAGAATATTCCAGCTAGACAGAGAAGTTTCTTTGCTAGATTTAGACCCATATTGGCTAATGTAAAAGGTCAAAAGAATTTATCTCCTGTATATTGGGCAATGCAAAGTTGGAAAAAAGGATTTAAGATATGATCGACAATATAATTTACAGAGTCTTTGGAATGGTTGACAACTTTATGGGTTATTTGTTTGATAGATTTGTTTCTGATGACCCTAAACTTAAAAAGAAAAAAAAGAAATAATTATGGGTGGGCAAATGAACTATTATTTTACAGGAATATTAATTGTTTTATTTTGCTTATTGGCATTTGTTAAACCAGCATATCCAGATAGTACACAAACAAATACGTCTGGTTCAAATACTGCAATCGAGGGTGGCTACACTTCATCTTCTGCTACAACTTACGAATCTGGGTCATCATCAAACACAACAAATACTTCTACTAATCATTCTAATGTTAAATCTGCACCCTATACAGCTTCTGCACCATCATTCTCTGCTCAATCTCAAGACGTTTGTGCAACAGGAGTATCAGTAGGTATTCAAACATTTGGTACAGGTTTTTCAGGTGGAAAGACTAATAGAGATATGAATTGTGAAAGAATTAAATTAGCAAAAGTATTATATGACTTTGGAATGAAAGTAGGAAGTGTTGCCTTGTTATGCCAAGACGAAAGAGTATTTGAAGCTATGATTAATGCTGGAACTCCATGCCCTGTAGATGGAAAGATAGGAAAAGATGCACTAGCAATATGGAATAAGTATAAACATGAAAGACCAGACTATGAAACTTATGTAAAACGAATTAAGAAAAGAGAAAAGACAGATAAAAAATTAAATAAAATAGAATCAAAGAAATTAGAATTACATACAAAATGAAAATATCTGAAAATACATCAGTAAGTATGCCAATTAAAAATATGGTTGGTATAATTGTAGCTGTAGCTATGGGTATATTTGCATATACAGAAGTAACAGCTAGACTTACTTCACTTGAAACTTCAAGAGAATTATTCCAAGCTGATTTACTTAAAAAATCTGAACAATTACCAACAGATCAAGAGCAATTTATGTTGTTAGAAGATTTATATAAAACAGTAGAAAAAATTGAAATAAGAATTGAAGATATGATGCATAATAAAGTGAATATAGAATTTGTAACTAAACAGTTAGAAAAAGCATTACAAGATATTGAAACATTAAAAGATAAAGTTAGGGCTAATGGTAATGGTCATGATTGAGTTGATAGTAGGATTATTGATGATTGTAAATGGAGAAATTAAAGAACACAGAATACAAGACTCTATGTCTCAATGTCTTAAAGGTAAAAGAATTGCTATGCGTTCAAATAATGGTAATAATGTAGAGTACCAATGTATAAAATCTATGGCAGAAATAGAAATTTATATGGGTCAGAAAAGTATTAAAAAATTAATATTAAAATGATTTGGTTAATTATATTTATAGGAGTAATGGCATATGCAGTATATCGTATCAATCGTTTTGTTGATGATATTAACCCTCGCAACTTCTTCAGCCGAAGAAATAACGACAAATAATTTAATCACTAATAATAACTTTGAAACAGGTAATGCTAATGGTTGGACTACCAATGGAGATGTTCAAGTTTTAAACGATTGTTGTACTTTAAATAATATTCCTAGCAATTATGATTTAGAGTTTGGAGATAGTGGTTCAATAGAACAACAGTTTAATTTAACTACAGACACCATAACACAAGCCATGTTAAATAATGGTATTACACTAAATAGCACAGTAGAAGTTCAAAATGGAGAATGTGCTGTTGCTGGTTGTTGGGGTGGTCAAGGTAATGCTGACACATTTATAATTACACTTAAAATCAAAGACTCTAATGGTAATGTATTAGCCACAAGTACAAAGATTAGAACTGATATAACTAATATAAATGGTGCTAACTTTACAGATTCACTTACATACAATGGCCAAGATTCTAATTTAGGTAATCTTAATATTGCTGGAACTGATGCTAATGCACCCTCAACATTAGGTGGTGCAAATGTAGATAATATTATTGTTACTATGACTTATGATAATGAGGTTATATCTAATGAAATTATTCAACAGATAGAAACTGTATTTGAGGAACTACAAGAAGAAATATTTCAAGAAATAGAATTTAATGAACAATTTAAGTTTGAGGAAGAATTTAAAATAGTACAAGCACCACCAATGGAAGAAAAAATAGAGATAGAAGAATTTATTGAGATAATCACTATGCCTAAAAAAGAACCTGAGATAATAGAAGAAATGACAAGTGGTGTAGAAGAGATTGTAGAAGAAAAGCCAGAAGAAATGATTACCAAAGAAATAATCAAAGAGGCTAAAGAAGAAATGCCAAAAGAAATAATAGAAGAAACACCAGAACAAATAACAGAAAAAACTAAAAAAGAAGAAGTTATTGAGGAAGCACAAAAAAAAACTACAGAAGAAACACCTAAAGAAGAAGTTAAAACAAAGGTATCGAGTAAGAAAACTAAAAATCCAAAGATAGATAAAATTATGGCCAAAGTAGATGCCCAGATAAAAGATAGTGCTAAAAACCTAACTATTAAAAACATTATAAAACTAGATGCTATGCAAAGCGATCAAGCTTCACTTACAGCCTATAACAATGTGGAGTTTTACAAGCCAAAAGATATTTATTTGAAACAGATCGAGATATTTGATAATAGGTCTATATATGCAGATATTGATTTAGTTAAATATACTGCTAATGATATAATGGAAGTAAAGATTAAAAAACTAAATGAAATTAAGTCTAAAAAAAGACTATTACTTTTAGAATTACAGGAGTTAAAAAATGGTTAAAAATATTAAAGATAATCTAACAAACATAGTTGTTGTGTTAGGTCTTATTGCATCTATTGGTGCTGGTTTTACTAAATTTGCAAAAATGGAATCTAGCATAGAACAATTAAAAAACGCAACTGCACCAGACACTACAGGCATTGAAACTAATGGGTTTGCTATAACAGATAATAGTACAGATATAGCAGTAATAAAACAAAAACTAGAAACACATGGTCATAACAACGATCACTCACATGATAACACTGATATTAAAATTTTAAAAAAAGAAATAGAAGTTTTAAAGTTAGAGATACAAGAACTTAAAGAAGCATCTAAAAACCCATTAAGCTAATGCACTATATTTTAGCTTTTGCAGTATGCTCCGCTATTACAGGATTTTGCAATAATACTATGACAGTTGATAAACAATTTAATTCATGGTCAGAATGTGTTATAGCTGGTAGTCAATTAACTATTGCTTATGCTGAAAAAATGGAAGAAAAAGTAAATAAGAATAAATTATATATTACTTATTTCTGCAATGAAAATAACTCTGACAAAACCCCAACTTAAAGTAAGTAGTTCAGAAGCTAGATTTAGAGTTTTAATATCAGGTCGTAGATTTGGAAAAACTTATTTAGCTGTAACTGAAATGATGAAATATGCTTGTCAGCCAAATAGAAAGATTTGGTATGTAGCACCCACATTTAAAATGGCTAAAGAGATTGTATGGGGAACACTAAAAGAAATGCTTAATCAGTTTAATTGGATTGAGGATATTAACGAAACCACAATGACAATAACTATCAGAAAAACTAATAGTCAAATATCTTTAAAAGGTGCAGATAATTATGACTCATTAAGAGGTACAGGATTAGACTTTTTAATCTTAGATGAGTTCGCAGATATTGATAAACGTACTTGGTACGAGGTCTTGAGAGCTAGTATATCTGATAAATTAGGCCATGCACTATTTTGTGGTACACCAAAGGGATATGGTAATTGGAGTTATGAATTATATTTAAAAGGTAAGCAAGACAATGAATGGGATAGTTTTCAATACACGACTATTCAAGGTGGTATGGTTACACCAGAAGAAATAGAACAAGCTAAACAAGATATTGATATTCGAACTTTTAGACAAGAGTTTGAGGGTACATTTGAGAACTATGCTGGTAGTGTTTATTATAACTTCCACCCTGTAGATAATGTTGTTAAACGACAGATAGATTGGGAAAA